ACTTACAATTGTTGGGGGCACTTGTGCCGTCAATGGCGAGCTGTGTAATGGTGCAAGCCCCATTCCAGTACCACAGACGGCGGCACTGTGTCAGCTCCACGGCGTACTTGTCACCGCAAGCCTCTACTTCGTTCAACACTCCGTAAAACACACCCGCCCTATCGGAGCGGATTATTACTTTCTCGTTCAAAAGTTTCTCAATTGCTTTCATTTTTTTATTTTTTATTGTTAATGATTTTGTTTATTCCTCATCTTTATAATCGTCAGTCGTTCCTATCAGCTTGGCAGTCTTGTCGTTGTATGGTAGGCAATACTTATATTCAGCATCTATACAAATATAATGCTCTTCAACGTTGTCTGTGTCCCAATCAGAGAACAGGTTGTAATGCCAATAGGCGGAACCAAAATGTCTTACAACCACCCTATCGAACGGCAGAAACCAGTGTATGATTTTCCGCTTGCTCTTCGAGTAGTGCAGGTGGTTAGGCTCTAACACCTCCTTGTTCCACTTGGTGATTTCTTCGGGGGTGGCGAGGCGAGAGGTGTCTTTTATAGGAATGTCAATAGAGCCAGCCTTTCCTCCGTCAACAACCCACAGCTTAAAACGGTCATTCTTGTAACCGCAATGCTCGGTACTTTCCACCGCTCCAATCACATTACCGGAGATGTCGCTGTCCGCTTTCACCACATCCCCCACCTTGAACTTGGGCTGCTCCTCTTTAAGTTTCAGCTCCGTGCCTGTGGAGAGGATATAGTCGTATTCACCATCATAGAACTCTGAGTTTTTTACTGAATTATCTCTGTCGTATAAACAGTTGTCTAATCTATCGAGATATACTATTTTTGAAGCATCAATGCCTTTTATGCTCAATACGCCCTTGCCGCTCTCGTTATTCACCTTGCCGAAGAGGTTTATGAGCTTTCTATTTCTCTCTCTGTCATCTGTCAACACTATATACTTCACTCGGAAGCAGCCCCAGTCCCGCACCTCCTTTGAGGGGAAGAGCAGGCACTCGCCATTTGGATTAGCATAACGATTTCCTTCGACATCTTCTTCTGTAGTAAGATATCCATGCTTGTCAAAGACAAGGGGTAAACCATTTGTCCTTTCCGCATAGATTTTTATTTTTTCTATGCCTAAACCATAAAGCTCACACTCCCCACAAACAGGTGAGTAGAGCCTTGTTCCTTTTGGGCAGCCTTGCAAGAGGGCTGCGATGTTTACTTTTTTTTGTTCCATAGTTATTTTTTTTGAATTGTTTATTGTTGTCCCCACCGGATAGCCTGTACTTTGTGTTGAGTCTTCCAATCCTCCCACGTCACGCAACCCTCTTGCTCTTCCTGCCTTCTCTTCTCCGCCTCCATCGCCAAGTGGCGGGAATAGATGTCGTTGCGCTCCTTGACGAACTCCATTAATGCCGACGTTATGATCATGGGGTCAACGCTGCCGTAGAACCTGCCGTACTTTGCAGCCTTGAACCGCTGGAAGAAAAGCATGAACTCCGAAATCTTGAGGTAGCCGTAGAAATTGGCGATGGTGCTTGCGCACTGCTCCATCTGCGACTCCGACAACTTGCTCTTGCAACCGCAATACTCGCTTAGGTCGAAGAGCTGCGGCACTAGCCACTTTACCGCCGTGTTCCAGTTGAAGGCGTTGTTGAGGTCAATGAGCGTGGGGTAATTGCCGAAATACGCCGAGTCCACGTTCTTGCAGACCGCTATCTGCATTGAGGGGTTAGCCTTCACCAGCAATCCCTCCTCGTTACAGAACCTTTTGCGTAGGCTCTGGACGGTTGCCAAGGTCTCTAATGAGATTTTCAACTCCTTGCCTCCGCTCCTCGTAGGTTGAGCCTGCGTTATCACTGCCCCTATTTGCTGTACTTGTTTCATTCCGCTTTCGCTTTTCGTTTAGGATTTCTGTGTGTCGCCCTATCCATCTGAGGGCATGACGGCGATATAGCGTTTCGCTTGGGTGCAAATCCTTTGTTGCCGTAATCTCCGCATTGTATGCGGTAATCAATATTTTCGTCTGCTCCCCTGACAAATTGTTGTTCATCGCCACCATCTCGATAAAGCCTTGGTCGTTGGCTAACGATACGTACCAGTGCTCTTGGTCTTCCATCGTTGGCGGCTTGCCGTATTCCCCTGCGCTCTCTTCCTCGCACGCTCGCGCGCACGCTTGGGAGGAAGAAGAAGAAGAATATTCTTTTTCTTTTTCTTTTTCTTTTATAGGGGTGTGGGGGAAATTTTCTTTTTCTTCTTCTTTTTTGTTATTAACAAAAGGAAGTTTTGTTATACTTTTGTTATCGGCTTGCGTCTCTTCCTCGCACGCTCGCGCGCACGCTTGGGAGGAAGAAGAAGAAGAATATTCTTTTTCTTTTTCTTTTATAGGGGTGTGGGGGAAATTTTCTTTTTCTTCTTCTTTTTTGTTATTAACAAAAGGAAGTTTTGTTATACTTTTGTTATCGGCTTGCGTCTCTTCGTCGGCTTCTTTATCGTTGCCAAACCGACTAGCCATGCCTTTCTTGCCTGCCTCGCTGCGAGCCTTGGTTATCTCCATACGGCGATTAAAGCTCTTGGAATAGAAAAAATCTCCATACTCCGACAACTCAAACAAGCCGTAGTCCTCAACAACCGCCTTCATGGTACTCTCGTCAACGTGCAATTCCCACGAAAGCATCTCGTAGTCCGTAGGGAGCGTGTAATCGTCACTCTCCCTCATCATCTCCAACAGCGCGAAGTAGATGCCATAGCCCTCCATGCCCATCTTCATGCGCAACCTCGCTACCTTTGGGTCGTTCCTCGCGTCGCTATCGTGCGCGAAATATTTCTTCCTTTTCTTTGCCATAATTATTATGTTAGATATTCGTTGATGACCGTCATAAACTCTTCGAGCGAGCGCACTACGACGTAACGTGCGCCCTCTCGCTCCACTGCCGCCTGATACTCCTTTTGGTGTGGGGTTTGATAGTTGCCCTTCGTCTTCAGCTCGATGGCAAGGTAGGGGTAGAACTTGTTGGGGTGAAGGAAGATGAAGTCGGGGAAGCCTGCCCTCATGCCCATCGCCTTGCGCTTCGCCCCGTCCTTGTCGTGCTTCATCAGCAAGCCCTCGTTGGGCGAGTGGTGGAGCAGTAATTTTAATTCGGGGTACTGGCAATCGAACCAATACCTGCAGTCTATCTGCAGCTTGTCCTCGCCGTAGGTGTACTTTTTCTTGGGCTTGGGTGCGTCAGAGTTGGCGATAATCTTCATCTCGTCTATCGTCAACCTTTTTGGCAGCTTAATGCCGTGTCTTGTTATCATTGTCTAGATTTATTTACATAGTTATGTAAATGGAATTGGATAACTATCCCTACCATCCACAGAACCTTTATTTAGTACATCGGTGAACTTTTTTACCTTTTCCCCTTAATATGGGGAGTCGTTAAAGTCTATCACCATGCCCTTCTTGGCGGCAAATACCTCCTTGCCAATGGCTCGCCAAATGCCATCGACAAACTCTTTCTCGTTGCTGTTGTCGTCGGACAGGTGGATGAGCACGATGTTGATGGTCTGCGAGAGGTCGTTAGCCTTTAGCGTGGATAGGCACTGCTCATAGCTCATGTGGCTCTTCAGCGTGCGCTCCCTGCGCTGATAGTCTATCTTGCCTTTCTTGAAGTTGCGGTCGAGCAAGTCCCTTCTATAGTTGCACTCGATGAGCCAGTTGCTCACTCCCTCAAACTTGTAGCGAAGGTAGTAGGTATCGGTGGCGAAGACCACCGTGCCGCACTCCCTATGGCGTATCATGTAGCCGAACGGCTCTTCGGCATCATGCTCCACTGGAAAGGGAATGATGCCAAAGTCGCCTATGCGTTTGGGCTGAGAGGGATAGAGCCAATGGACGAACGGCGACTGCTCCAGTCTCTCGCCTGCCTGCTGGCTCAGCCGCTCGATAGTGCCCTTGCTCGTGTAGACGTCGATGCAATTTTCGACGTAATCCCTAACGTACTTGGCATGGTCGCCGTGCTCGTGGCTGACTATGCAGCCCACTACCTTCGAGATGTCGAAGCCTATGGCTCTCTTCACGTCGCCGAACCTCACGCCTGCCTCGACGATGAGCATCTTGCCTGTGTCCTCGCTCTGCAATACGTAGCAGTTGCCTCGGGACGATGAGCCTAATATATGCATTTTCATTTGTGTTTTTTTAAAAGGAGCGGCGGATTTTAAGCCTCCGCTCCCCATCAACCAATTAGTATGCCGGGCCTTCTGCCTCTTCGGTCGGGTTCTTTATCTTGCCTGCCTCGGGGTCAACGTTTGAGGGAATATTCCGCTCCTCACTACTTGCTCCTCGCTCCTCACTGAACCCAAGGCTCTCTCTGTTTGCGTTCGCCTTTATCTCCTCCTTAACCTCAACCGCTGCGCCGTCGATAATCTCCGGCTTCTCCTCCTGCGTGTACATCGCTCCTAATTGTGCAGGGAAAGCCTCACGCAAAGCCTGAACGATGGCTACCTTGCGTATCATCGTCGATGGCTTGCCTTTCCATAGGCTCTGACCTTGGTTGTACTCTTCGAGCGAAACCTTTGCTATGACCGGATACTTGCGGTCTGAGCGGTGGACGATAGCCCAACCTCCCACAAGCGTATCGCCTGGCGCTGCGAAGCATCCCTGTCGCTCGATAACCTCATCGCCGTGCATTACGATGATGCCTGCCTCAAAGCCTTCGTAGCCCTCGCACGCCTCGGCTCGCTTCATCAGTGCCTCCTTTGACACGACCATGGTGGCTGGCGATGTGCCGTACTTCACGAGGTACGCCTCGTTGAGGAACGGATTGAGTTGGTTGTACTTGCAGAGGCTGATGAACTGCATCAGGTCTTGGTCTGACACTTGTCCGTTGCCCTTGGTGAGGTAGTTGCGGACGATTTTGTAGTTAAGCCTCACCTCTTGCCCTGCAACGGTATACTTGATGTCTACGCCGTTGCTCATTTGTTGCTGTGCAGGCACGTTAGCCTGCGTTGTTGCTGTAGTTGTCATAATTGCTGATTTTTTTTATTGTGTATGTTAAAAAGGAGCGGCGGATATGCAGGTATCGCGGCTTTGCGAGATTGGTTATTCCTGCGCCTTTTCGCCGCTCCCCATCACATCATTTATTATGGTAGGTACTATGTTTCAATGCTCACTGAAAGCTCCGTATCTGTCGTTACTTCGAGGAATATCATCTGCGAGAATGTCTCGATGTACTCATTGACACTCTCCGCTCCGTCTATGAATATCGGGGCTGTCACCTCATAGGACTTGCAGAGGGTGTTGATAACGTCGAGTCCCGCGTTCAGTTGGCTTGCCGTGTTCGCCACTTGGTAGGGCACTCCGTTAACCAATGGTATGCAGCACTCAAACTCGTTGCCGTCCTGCGTGTGGTCGAAGAGCTGGAACTTCACGATGGTGAACATTGCGTTGATGCGCTGCTCGCAATCCTCTATCTTCTTCTTCGAGAACTGCGCTGCCGTGTACTCCCTCCTCTCGATGTCGGCTATCTGCTGAGCCAATGCCTTGCCTCGCTTTTGCAGGCTGTCTATCTCCGCCGTGCTCTTGTCTATTTGGCTCTTCTTCGCCATCCGCTCTTGCAGGTCGGCGATAGCCAGTTGCAGGGTGGTCTTCTGCTGCTTCAACCGCTCGGTGTTGATAGCCTCGTCGCCCGACATCTCGCCTGTTCGCCTGTTCGATAGCTCGTTTAATCGTTGGTCGAGCGCGTCAAGCTCATTCTGCTCCGCCTGCCACTCGGGTATCTGCGTCACCGCCATCTGCGGAATGTTGGATGCAGGGTGGTCGGCAAGCTGCTCGTTGAGCTTCCGTATCTCGTCCTCCAGTTGTCTTACCTTGTTTGACAACTGGACTTCCTGTTCGGTGCGCCGCCTTACTTCCTCTTCGTACGACTTCTTCGCCGCTGCCGCTACCTTGCCTGTGGCATTGTTGGCGGCAAGGTCTTGCTGCGTCTTCTCCGTGAACTTGCGGTGAGCCTCGGTTATCTTTTCTTCGGGCAGTCGCTGACCGCAACAAGGGCAGATGTCGCTCTGCTCGTCGTACTTGGCATCCCGCAACTCGAACCACTGCTTGCGTAGGTCTTCAAGCCTCTTTTCCACAAGGCTTATAGCTCCCTTCAAGTTCTCGATGCTTCCAAGGTTGCGCTTGCGCTCTATCGTGGCATCGGAAAGTTCGCCGTGCTTGCGGCTCAGTTCCGACTGTATCTTCCTGCGCTCCTCGTTGGCTGCGTCGTTGGCTCTATCCGCCGCCAATTTTGCCTTGCGCTCTATGTCGAGCTGCTTCTGCTTGCGGTCGAAGATTGACTGCCTTATGTCGGCTATCTGCTTGTTGATGCCGTTTTGCTTGGCTTCACGAGCATTGGCCTCCGATTGCAGTTGCTCGTCTATCATCTCCACCTCGTTCCTCTTGGCTTCGAGGTCGTTGGATATCTGCTGCCAGTCCTCGGCTTCGGGCATCATCTTCTGCGTCTGGTCTATGCGTGGGGCTATCTGCTCCAGCTCGTCCTTCAGCCTATTCTTCTGCATCGCCAACTCCTTGCGGTAGTCAGACAGCGACTTGCCGCTGAGGGTGTCGAGCAATGCCTTGAAGTCCTCGTTGCCCTCGGCTATCTGCTCGTCGGTCATTGCCCCTGCAAGCTGCATCAGCGTCTCCCTCTTCAACTGCCACTTCATTTGGCTGAGGAAATACAGTGGGTTGGTTATCATCTTGAAGACGGTGTCGTTGATAATCTCCTCGTTCACCCTCTTCTGGAACTCGCCAACCTTCACGGGCACTCCATCCCACGTACACTCGGTAACGCTGCCCTTGAAGACCTCCTCCACCTGCCCTCTCGGCTTTACCCACTGCTCCTTGAACTCTCTCTTCAAGGTGTGGCTCTCGCCTCCGAGAATGAGGTCTGCCTCCACGGAGCACTCGCACTTGTGCAGAACACGGTGGTTCTCGTCGTAGGTCCTCAATTCGAAATCCTTCCTGTCGTTGCTGTCCTTGCCGAAGAGCAGCCAACAGAAGGCATCGAAATGCCTTGACTTGCCCAGTCCGTTGCCACCCCTGATGAGGGTCTCTCGCCCGAAAAGGGTAGTCCTTTGCTTCTCGCCTCGCCAATTGGTGAGCGTAAGCCTAGCTAGCTCAATCTCTTTCATTTTTATTTAATTTTTATAATTCTTCATCTCCTCCTTGGTGCCAATGCCAAACCAGATAGCAATCAGTACTATCACAAGGAACAGGGCGCAAGGGGAATAGTGCCCGTCCCTCGCCGTCATGAACACCTGCGGCAATGCGAACAATACCGCCAATGCCGACAACATTACTGCTGAAAAATCTCTCATTCTCTTGGGTTTTTAGATGTTAAGTTTCTCTATCGACGAAAGACTGTAAACAGGTCGCCTGCCAATCTTCCGCTTTGGCACAAGGTATTGGAATGTTCATGTCCGTATTACCAACCTCCACCCTTATGAATTTAAACTTAAACCCTTCGGGTAGTGTCGTGCTTCCCTCGGGAAGCCTGCCGCCCATTAACTGGGCAATATACGCAACGTCACCTTTTGCAAGGTGAACGTTGATGCGGTTCGGCTCTACGCCTAGCACACGTGCTGTGTCGGCATGGCCGATTGCACTTTTCAACCCAGTAGGCAGTGTGTCAATCTCCTTAAAATTAACGACACACGGCATATCAACCATCTGAAGGCTGAATGCGTTTAATAAAAAGATTTCCTTGTTCATATTATATTTCTTGATTGTAGTGTATCACCGCCTCGTTCTCGCCGTCCAGATACACGTTGAACGGCTTGCCCTTTAAGCTCGGTCGCTTGCCAATTATCCACTCGTATAAAGCGTTGAAATCGAACTTCCACATCGGGGAGTAGGGGTATTTCATCGTGGCGATGAATGTCTCGCCCCCCCCCATTGGCCTCATGAGGTCGAACGATAGGGTCTCCATACTAGAAGACCCTAAAACCATATTTTCATTTTTTTATTTGAGGAATACTTTCCAGCTTCGCCTTTCGGAAAGTAGAAAATCAACCTATTATCCACCGCATTGGTTATCGGGACACGGTTCGTTGTAACTTAGCCAACCGTGCAAGAGCATATACGCATCTTTTTACGTGGGGGTAGCGTCGTTACCCCACAACTTCCTCTCTCTATCACTACCGCGTCGAAAGCAACATGTGTCCGCAGTAGGAAAATAGGTACTCGCCTCCTTTCAAAACATTTACCGCTTGTTCTTTTTCACTTCAACCTCTCCAACGTGAAGCGAGTGTTGTTGTCAAACCCTGTCAGCTTGAACTCATAGTCGCCGTGTTTCTTGTCGTGGTTGATAGTACATACCAATGCCTTTAGCGACTCGAAAGTAGTAGGAAAGTCCTTAACGTTCATTTTCACGCTCTCGCCCACTCTCATCGTCTTAATTGAAGCCTTGGCGTTAGGCACTCTCACTATGTGAAAGCCCTCCTTCTTCTTTTTTTTCTCTATTTCTTCCATATCTCTAATTTGTCAATAATGGTAGCCTGCGCTGCAATAGCCAGACCTTGAAAAAGTCCAGCCTTGCAGCGCAGGCATATATTCTCGGAATCAGTTAATGTGGAGGCTCGTTCCCACGCGTTTTATAGCCTTTACCCCCAATGAGTGGAGGAGAGCACCGGGTCAACTTTTATCCGTTTTCGGCCTTGTCTCAAAATGTCAAAGAACTCTTTTAAACAGATTTTGCCCTCTTTTCTTTGGTTTTTACCATAAAAGTGATTATCTTTGCAATTAAAATTGCTCGATAACCAGGGCGTAACTCCTGTTTTCGGGTGCAAAGTAAGTGGTATTTCTTGGAATATCCAAAAAAATCCATTAAAGACCACTATAAATAAAGTATTATTAACGGTAATAAATAGATTTTCACAAAATGGAGAACTCGGGTGTAATTAAACGCATTGAAGAATTTGTAGAATACGATGCCCTCTTGTCGTATTCTGCTTTTGCCATCAAAGTAGGCATAGACCCCTCCGGCTTTCATAAAATGCTTAAAGGGCAAATGCCCATTACCAAAGGCGCACTGAATAAAATAGCGACAGCCTATAATTTAAGGCTCGAATGGCTGTTAACAGGCGAAGAGCCGATGCACAGAGCCAAGTCTGCCGCCGCTCCAATACTTGATGCTTCGGATATACATAAAACGGATGTCAAAGGCAACAACAATAGTAATGTTGGAATACACAACGACAGTGAAATCATAAAAGGTCTGCTTGCTTCTCTTTCAGAAAGGGATAAACAGATAAACAACTTACTCGCTCTTTTGGAGCAAAAGGATAAACAGATAAATGAGCTAATCGACAAAATCACTAACTTTGAACTATGAAAATTAATAGGATTAATCTTGGCGAAATGGTTCGCCAACAAGTAGAGGAAAAGCATCTCTCCAAAGCGAAATTCGCTGAAAGTGTGGGAATTGCTAGGCAGAACATTGAAAAGACAGTGTTTCAAAAGCATAGCATCGATACCGATTTGCTGTGCCGTATTAGTGAAGTTCTTGAATGTAATTTCTTCGATTACTTTCAAGATATGGACTCTAGTAATACAAAGGATTACACCACTAAAGAGCTGCGTGCTACCCTAACCATTGAGATGGGTACGGAGAAGCAAGACAAGGTGGTGCGCTTCGTATTCGGTAAAAACAATATTGAAATTTCAGATAAGTGATACCTGCGGAATCACCAAGAGATTTCGTCAACTATCTGATATTCAAGACATTGGCGAATTTTTAGTTTTAACGATTGACTACAAAATGACTACAAGGGAGGAATGAACTATGAAAATTGAATACAGGTTATCTACAGTGGTTGATGTTCGTGGAATGTCGGAAATATTGCTGACCGCAAGGAAGAGGAGCGGCAAGAAGGTAATAACAATGAGGGCGAAGCCGCCGCCGTGGCGAGGATACCGCTACACCCGAAGGCTCTTGAACTAATCGAGAAATACAAGGGTGTGGATAGGCAAGGCAGGCTGTTCCCTTTCATCAGCGACCAGAAGTATAACGAGGCTATTAAGGAGATATTCTCGAAAGCAGGCATCACTCGGCAAGTGGAGGTGCGCAACTCGCTCACTGGGGAGATAGATCTTCGCCCCATAAACGAGGTGGCTTCGTCGCACATGGCTCGAAGGACTTTTATCGGCAACGCTTACCAAAAGGTGAGTGACCCGAACATCATAGGGAGGATGTCGGGTCACGTCGAGGGTAGCAGGGCTTTCGCCCGATACCGCAAGATTGAGGATGATACGCTGCGGAAAGTTATAGAGCAGCTATAATAATTAATATTAAGGTTCGCGCGTGCGTACCAAAAGCGTTACAAATGTTTATTCCTTTGAGGTGGATGATACGCTAAGAGTCTCCCCCCCGAGATGAAATCTGTCAAGAAATTACCAATCCCTAGGGTGCTTGAACTGAATCCAGGCCCCCCTTGTATGTCACGCTATCTTTCGTAAGTTGAATGTCCCGGACATACACAAGCATGAACGCGTCGCCATTGCTTTCACATCCGACGGTCTCGTCCTTTCCATACCTCGCTACGCTGCCTTGGTCGTAGTGGATGTAGGAATCGTAGAGGTTTTCCGTAGTGGAGTACGCATTAATGGTACTGTAATGGTAACTTTGGTTTGGCTTTATGTTGACCTTGTTGCCGTTCAGGTTCTTTATGTATAAGACGTAGCCGTCATCATACGTCCGCATTGTGGGGAGCGTGATCGTGATTTCTGTCTTATTGACGCACGCGATGACGTGCGCGCCCCTCGTCAGGGTCGTGGTGGAACTGACGGCCTGCGTCTTCAGGCATAGCCCGGCAGTCCAGCCGCCAGTCAGGTTGATGGCGTAATTCTCGTAGCTGTTCTGCGCCCCCGCGGATATGGCGACATTAGCATAAGTACCCCAGGAGATGTCGCCCTTCTTCTTGTTCTCGAACCTTGCGACGCACCTCGCCGCCGTCTCCGACGGATAGACGTTGCCTCCTATGCCTGCGAACGTGCCGTACGTGTCGTTGCGGAAGATAATGTAGGCATCGTTATTAAGGCCATTATTTGTAAGCCCATTACCACTGATATTAAACCCTGCGATTTTTCCGCTCGTGGCGGTCATATTGGTAAAAGTGCCGTTATCGAACCTTCCGCTCGTGGCTTTGACCTCGCCGGTGAAGCTGCCGCTCGTGGCTTTGATCTCGCCGGTGAAGCTGCCTGCGGCGAAGTGTACCGCTCCAGTCCTGAAGTTAATGCACACGTTCGGGACGAAGGTGGCTTTAGTGTCTCCGCCGCTCCATGACGCGGTGCTATATGTCGTCGGTGCGGTTGGGGTGGAATCAAGGGAGAATATCCATGGCCCGAATGTTTCTGTCGTGCCGACGTACTTATATTCGCACATCACTGTCGCGCCTGCCACAAGCTCGACTTCTTCCGAACTGACGACCCCGTAGCTGGAAGAGCCAGTGCACATGTATAGAGTATACATCTTGGTCGTCGCATTGTAAACGAAGAAATATTGCCCAACGGACACTTTCCCGAGTGTCATAAACGTATCGAGGTACGAGGACGAAACCAAATAAGCTGGATATACTTCGCTCCATAGCCCAGCCATGTATCCGATAACCTGCGTGAAGCTGCCCATGGCGGTGCTTCCATCGAACAGTTCGTAGTGGGTGGAACTCCTCCCGGAGTACTCGCCCCACACACCCTGCTGGGAGAACATGTACTCCTTGTTGAACACAGCCGAGCCGACGAGGGCGTTGCCGAAGATTCCTATGGCGGCGTATATCGCGTCGAAGTCTTCCATCTCTATCCATGCGTCCAGACCTCCCTGTGGTATGCTCGTGGCAGGGGTGTAGTTGCTCTGCTCCGTACCAGTCCAGCTGCCAATCATGTTGAGGTAGTAGTACTTGCCCGTGCTTGTGTCAAGGACGTATGGGGTTTTCTCTGCCGAGCCTGTATACGTTGTGTTCACGTCATAGATGCCTGCTGGGTAGATGATAGGCGACTTCTGTGCAGAGTTACTGATTCCATTAGTTCCACTGAGGCGGATTGGACCACTCCACGAACTCTCCAGCGAGCCAGTGGTGTCCGAATTGGAAGAATATGTTATCCTCGCCTGTATGCACCACACATATGGGTAGGTGTCTGTCGGTGTAGGTAGGGTTAATCCCCATCCGTTAGGGGTACGTGTCGTAGCGTCAGAGAGGGTTGTTTTAGGGGCACTCTCACTACCGAGGCAGTAACGCAATTCCGTGTTTACGCCCGGTATGCCGTCCGGTCCCTTTTCGCCCCGTATGCCTTCCTCTCCTTTCTCTCCTTTCTCTCCGCTAATCCTAACTGGGTCGCTCCACGAGCCTCCATCAGCGATTACCTCTTCGTTTCCAGTTGGGTCGATGATGGCAAGTATCATCCATATGTATTCGCCAGTCGACAGTTCTGGCGGCGTGGTGCTCCATCCATGACCCGGGTCTCGTTTCTCATATTCTCCACCTCCATCCCAACTATCGGCGGAATCGTTTTTGTTGAAGCGCAACTCCGTGTACTTTCCGTCCTGGGCAATGCCGTTCTGCCCATTTACAGGCAGCACTTTGGAAAGTTCAATCACAGTGCCGTCCGTGCCGTTTACGAGCACTACACATTGCCACCATTGACCGCTTGTACTGTCTGGGTAATCCTTCCATCCGTTGGAGGAGTCAGCCAAAAAATTCTCTAGGTCGACGCCCACAGCAGGGGTGTCGGTAGGTCGGCTTTCGGACTGTTTGTAGATGTACGACTTGTAGTTCGGGGTTTGTGCTGTGCCAGGTATGCCGCTCACGAGATAGGGCGTGCTCCACTGTGAATAGACTGTACCGCCAGTATCTGCGTCCTTCCCGATGGCGGCAAACTCATTGTTGTAGTCGAGCGTGGCTTGTGTAGCCCACAGTGCCTTGTCGATGGTGTATGTATCGGGAATTGCCAAGCTCCATGCCGTGCCGGGACTCGTGGGGTCTTGGACTGGCGTCGCGGGCGACACGCTTGGACTGTCTGTCACTGCATATCTCGTCACTATGCTGTTGCCGCTATTGCCAGTGTCTCCGTAGTGCGACCACAGTGCAGCCTTTGTGGGTGCGTCAGCCGAACCCTTGAACGCTATCGTCCAATCTCCATCGACGCTCTTTCTCGTACATACCCACTCGAAGGGGTTCTGCGAAGACACTCCCGAGGGGTTGTCCGTCCATCCGTCGGGCACGAAATCATCGTCGGTGAAAGACTTCCCTGCCGAATTAGTCCATTTAGTAAGCTCAGTACCGCTCGGAGGTGTAGGCACGTCGGGAGCAGTGCCGAGGGCATCGCCAAGCTTGAAGATGTACTCCACGCCGTCTCCGTCCTGTCCATTGCTGCCCCATTTTGACCATAGCGACACGGAGAACTCTCCCCATGCGCTGTCTGTGGACGTTCTCTTTCGGGTGGCGACATATTCCGCCTGGTGTTCCTTGTCGATGCCTTGCGGATGGTCTGTCCATCCCAGCTTGGTTGGCACGAAACCGCTGACGGCAATTTCCTCTGCCGTATAATATATTTGGCCTGGATCATTGGGGTCGGGCACTTTACTTGAATCGGTATATTCGCTAGCCCTGTAGAAGATAAACTCCGTAGCAGCACTGTCGCTACCCTCCGTGCCTCCTCCGCTATCATACCCCCATATGCATATCGGCTTTGACCAACCGTTGGCGTCCACCTGCCCAGTGGCGCTTACAAAATTGGCAAAACTCTGCCATACAAAATCGCCGCTCTTGGCATCGTCGTAGTTGAGTTTCCACCCTCCTGTCGGCAACACCAACTCGTTTGTCTCGCTGTTCCATGAGCCGCCGCTCGGCACGTTAGGCTCTGCCGGTGATATTAGGAACACTGTGACTGTTCTGTTAGTTATGGGTACTATTGATACACCGTTGGTGCCGTTCGTTCCGTCTGCGCCCTTTGCCCCCTTGACTCCACTAATCCTCACCGGGCTACTCCATGTACCGTTGAGCGTATCATCTCCTTCGATTGTTGCTTGCGTCATCCACAGCGATTCATCGTCACCAATAGATTCGGGAATCGTGCTCCATCCCGTGCCTGCCGTGCGTTCGCTAGAAACGAACCCCGTGGGCTGCGTTGATTGGGTCAGACTCTTCTTGTAGCGCAACTCCACATGCCTGCCGTATAGCGAGCCTTCCATATTCGGCATGAACGGCACGTATCCGTCCTCCGTCTTTTCGTATAATTGTCGCTTTTCCATATTATTTACTTTTGTTAAAGAACTTCTTGTATGTGTAAGCTATGATTGTTACCAATACTAACAAGACTATTACAGCCCACTTCCAACTGCCGCTCGACTGCTCAGTTTCCTCTTCGGCTGTCAAGGTCTGCTCCCTGCTCTTCTCGTTGATGGTAGCCACGGCCTTGTTTCCCTCCTTCTCTCGGTCGGTGGCTTTCTTCTCGTAGTGCCATCGGCTCTGCTTCAAGGTGTCTACCCTCACGCCTGCCGCGCTGTCGAACTTTCCTATCATGTACTCTGTGGCTATACTATCCCTAACCTCCGTACTGTCCTTGACCGTTATCCTCAACTCTCTCGATATGCTGTCTATCTTGTGTATGCTCGTCGAGTCGGTCGATGTATTCAAAACCTGTCCCTCCACGCTCTTGTGCGTCCTGCACGATACGAGCGCGAGGAGCAGGAAAACAGTACTAATTATGACTGAAACACTATTATCTATAATCTTCTTCATGTCCTTATATATCTTTGTATTCTTCCTTCGCGTCAAACGATGGGCAAGCCTTGGCTACCTTCGGGAAGTCTCGGTGTCCTTGGATGATTGCCTTGGGGTATCTATTCCGCAATATTCTCAGCAGTGTGAGCAGTGATTTCTTCTGCTCGTCGGTGCGGTTGTCTACTGGTGCGATCTTGTTGGAGATGTCAACGCCTCCCACGTATGCCACGTGGATGCTCACGCTGTTGTACCCTTTCACTCCGTTGGCTATCTTCTCGTCCGCCAGCATCTGGTGTATCTTGCCGTCTGCGGTAACCACGTAGTGGTAGCCGGGGTTCCGCCAACGCTTCACCTTGTAAAACTCATGCTCCAACTCCGAAATGCCCCAGAGCTGCGAGCTTGCCGTGCAATGGACGGCTATGTACTTTATTTCTCTCATATCCTTAAAACTTTTCAATTTACAGCCAAGCGGCGGCTTGTTCTGCTCCACCACACTCGATTTCGTCGTCCTTGGGATTCTTCTTCTTCTCTTTCTGTTTCTTTTCTTTCAACATTTCCTCCAATACCTCGCTGACCTTGCCGGGCGAAACTCCCAACTTTCTCGCTATCTCCCCAACGAGTGCCTTGCGCATTAGGCGAAGGAACGGCATGCTGGGAAAGCATATCAGCATGCTTGCGCTCATGCTCCAGAACTCTACGAGGATAATCACTCCACAGATGAGCGAAATTGTCAGCCCTCCGTTGATGTGCGAAAGCTTGTCAATGGCGATGAACACTATTATTGCCGTGCCGTACACCGACATCTTCGTCAAGGTGTTGCGAGCCAACTCGGAAAGGGTGAACTTGCTTTGCTTCAATGCCGCCGCTATGCCCCATATACCATCAAGGATAATGGCGACTACTGTCATGGTGATTGCAAACTCGTAGCCTGCGATGAAGTTGGTGAAGAAGAGCAGGGCGTATGCCGCCCATCCCTGCACCGTGGAAAGTATATCCATCAGTTTATGTATTACGTTAAGTATCATATATAGTCCTCCCATTCTATGTTGTAGCCGCGGTTCTCGTAGTCCACGAGCCACCTCTTGAATATCATGCCGTCGTAACCGTCCTTGTCGTTTAGGGTGTTCTTGCAGAGGGTTTCAAGGTTGAGTTCGGGAAAGTCTGAATCGTACATGCCTTTAAGGAACAAAAGGTCTCCCGATGTGTGACAAGTTCCTCTTACCCATGCTTTTTCTTCTGGCAAAAGCGTCACTGGCGAGTTTAGAAATTCCATGTTCACCTTGTGAGCCAATGCCATAGTGAAGTGGTAGCCATTGGATTCGATGTATCCTCCCAATCCGTCCTTGTTGCCATTGCCGAAATGCCTTTCTATGATTGCTATCAGTTTCATTTGCCTTTCTTCATTTCTTTCATTAACTCTGAGAACATTCCCTTGATGTCAGACACCGCTCCTTCCAGTCTCTTGAAACGTTCCTCGGTCTGAACTTTCTCCTTGTATATGGGGTTAAGTTCTGCCAATAAGCTTGCAGACTTATCCACTATCTCCTTCTGATGGTCAACCGAAGATAGTATCTGCTCAGCCGCATTCTTCATTGCCTCAATCTCGCGTATCAGTCCGTCACGGTCTGTGGAGAGAACCTTATTTCCTGCGTAGGTGACGGCAAGGTTTTCGGGTATGGTGTATACTGCCGTCTTACCATCTGCCTCAATGGTCACGTCCACAACCATTTGCGGTTGTATGGCTGTCGATGCATTGTTGTCAATGCGAGGGAACGACACTGCCGTAATTGTTCATGCCTCCGTTCATCATTGCGGCAAGCATGCCATTGCTGTCACTTGGCTGTTTAGCCATTAAAGCGCCCATTAAGGCTGCGTTGTTGTCATTGCCGTAGCAATAAACTTTTTCCATGTTTTCTGACATAGTTGTAAAAATATAAAAGTTTCTTCCAATATTGGAATTGATGCAAAGATAGGGCTAAAAGGAGATATATTAGGCATATCTTCGCAAAAGTTAGTGGTTAAAGCAAAAGAGAGGGGCACTTAACCCCTCTTCTTCTTTTGTCAGATCTAACCTTTAGCTTGTAACTAATGACCAACCCTTTTCGGAAATGGCATCTCTCACCGTCTGGGGTATCATCGTGTAGTTGCCATAGTTGGTTGCGCCAACGTATATCTCTGCATAGTCAGTGCCCTTGATGGTGTCGTTGACATCGGGCAAATCCTCGGCAAGCTGGGTGAACGTCTCCGGCAACCAGTTAGCGGATTGAGCAAATACAGACAGATGATTAGCAATTTTATCGGTGCACGCTTGTATGAGTCCATCACCTATCCTTATGTATTCCAACGAGTTCAAACCAGAGAAAAAATAACTGCTTTGATTTCCTACAACGGTCCCATAATGTTTTAAGAAAGACAAATCCAGTCTCTTTAGCGAATTCACACCATTAAAAATGTTCCCAAATCGTTTATTCCAAGTATTACTATCCAGTTCGTAATAATACCAATAGTCGGTATTGACATATTCGAGGTTGGAGCATCCACGGAAAATGCCCGCCAAGAATGAGCATTGAAGTATATCAGTCCTCAATTTCGAGTATATCAGCCTCTTCAATATTCCTGCGTTGTCGCTCGACCCAGAAAAAATTCCATAACTTTCCGATGAACCATTGTATAGTACAGATATGTCCATTACCTGCACGAAGTACTGCCCACTGACGTAGACCTGTGTTCCCGACTGCCCTCGGATATAATAGCTGGCACTGGCACTCGTCAGCTCGCCCACGACAATGGTTCTGTCCGTCTTCTCGTAGTAGGAGTTGATGCCATCCCACACACTGGCAGGTATAGCGTAGTTGAACTTATAGAAGTTGGCAAATTTCAAGTTCTTGATGCTCTTCGGAAGGGTGATGCTCGCTCCGTTCTCGTGGCTGGAGTCGGTGAGCGCACTGCCACAGTCTATCTCCACCCGCTCCAGCTTGTTCAGCCCCGTGAGGTCTATCGCTCCTATCTCGTCAAAGCCCTTTATGGTCAGCTCCCTCAACGAGACGGCGTTCTTCACGTTGATAGAACCAATCGTGGTATTCTTGTTCTCGCCGCAATCCATGGTGAGCTTCCTCAGCTTGATATAGCTGCCCGGCACACGGAAGTCTTGCGTAAAGTATTGGCAGATTTCGCTGAAGTCTATCTCGCTGCAGTACTGGAAACCGCACAGCTGCATCGGGTCGCTTGTGCCGATGATGACCGTGATAGGTATGCTTATGGTACTTCCATCTGCCTCATGCGCTGTTGCGGCATAGATTGTCGGTGCTGTCCACTTGTTATTTTGTGTTACCAACAAAGCAAATGTTTCTTCCATTATTGCCTTGATATTTCCATCTTCGCTGCCTTCTGGTTTGTCTGCGGTTATCTGCCATACTGTGGTGTAATAAGGAGTAGTAACATACTTTCCGTCCAGGAGATTGAACCTGTTGGTGATAAGGTATTTCCTGTGTGCCTCACGTGTACCTTGCACAAACTGGCTGATACCGCTGTTTGCAGGACTCTCGCTTATATGTACCAACGGATTGATGTACTTCGTCTCCTGGTCAAAGTTATATTGCATCTCACACCAGTTGTTCTGGTACTCAGTAAACATATCCAGTATCTGGCTGATTGAATACTTGTTCCTGAATGTATCAGCCCATGTCTTCAATTCTGTTCCTAACTGGTCTCTTACCAAATCCCATAAATAACTGCCATGTCCTTGGTATGCATACTCGGTGGTAATCATTGGGTTTATGGTATTCTCATCGCAGTCATATGGCAACAGCAACCAACCACTGTTGATTACGCCCAATGCGGTATCACTGTCATAAGGCAAGAAATACCAAATGCCACTGGTCTCCGTCGCTCCCCATGATGCCAGCATCATGTTCTTTGACCTCTGGTCTACCATCATGAAAAACTCGGTATACAAGTACCACATGCATAGATTGTCAATGTTGAAATATTTGCTGACATTATCCTTGAAGTCTGTATTGGTGGTATCTTCTGCAATATCGGTATCATTGCCAAACCTTGCCACATGGCAGTCATATACAAAGTCCCACACCCTGCGGATGATGTTTATCCTGCTCTCGCTGAAGCCATCTTCCTCCCAGTTCCATGTGCTTGGATAGCGGAACTCCAATTGTCCTGCCGCGATGCTTGCGTCACTTGTATCTTCCTTATACCAGAAATTGTCACTGTCTGAACCACTTGGTACACTGAACAATGTGCCTGGGTAATTGTTGGTAAGGAACTCTATACAGATAGCCTCGCCTGCATTTGTGTTACCGTTGAAGCCATATACATGATGAGAGTCTTTCTTCTCGTTATTCATGTTGTATTTTCCGATATACTCCTCATCATCCTTGCCTTCTGTCTTGACAAAAATATCTATAGGATAACCGTTGATACCTACACGGATATTGCTGTTGTATTGCTGCGCAGGAGTGGTGATTCCCATGCTCAACATACTGTCATTCACGAAGTCTGTAATGACAGTATTGTGCAAGTTGGAACTATCTACATAGTCCGCCTTCAGACACACGACGGGCACTGCCAAGTCCTCGCTCGACATCTTATATGTGTGGTCGCTGTTGTTCCATCCGCCTCCATCAACGGCGCTCTTGCCCACATCGTTGCTGAACGTTGCCGTTATGCTCTTCTGCCCGGTAAACCACAGGTCGTAGTTCTTTCTCGAATAGGACGTTGAGCTCGTTCCCTGCACTTGAAATAGCACCTCGCCCACCTCGAAGTCGAAATCGTCGCCACCGCTGTGGTAGAACCTCGCTTTCTTCGCCACGAAATTTGCCTTTTTCTTTGCCAACGGATTCAAGAATTGCTCCTTGGTAGCATAGTTTAACTCCGTGTTGCCACTGGTTGCCTCTCCTTCAGCTGCTGCAAGGGTTACTATGAGTACTGATTTTCCCATACTCCTTAAAATACTGCTGGAAATATTGCCTTTTGAGTCTGTGATAGCGTTACGTGAGGCCACTTTTACAATCTCTGTTCCATCAGTAAGGTCTGCAATATAGTTATTCAAGCACTCCTTGTATGTCAAGGGTCTGTTATAAATTCTCATGCCATAGAAATAGAATGAACCAGCCTCGCTGTCTATCTCTACCTGTGCATCCTTGTCAAAGGTATTTAGGGTATTGCTAATTGTCTCCAATGGCGTTAAGGCTGTCAGCACACCATTCACATACAACATCAACAACACTGTCTTTGTACCTACATATGGTGATACAGTGCCTGTGTATGTCCTTACAACAAACTGTACTTTCATGTATTGGTTTTCACCAAGATAGGTGGAAATGTACGAGCCTGCGTACCAATTATTGTTGGTTGCGTCTCCTGTAGCCGAATTGGTCAATATACCCATCTCGTTTGGCTTTAGGTAGAAGCCTGCCCTATTACTTGAATTAAGGCACTTGACCAAGAACCCATCCCGGTCTATCAGCTGCTTAACCTTGAATGTCAATTCTATCGTCATTCCCTCTACCTGGCTTGCGGTTGGTGCATCACTGCCTAAAAGGAAATTGCCGTCACTGTCCCAGAACTTTGAGAATGGGGCGTAAGGTATGGTAAGGTTTGCGCCATCACTGACCAACAAGGCGTTATCAATCCAGCCATTTGTACTGAAATCGAAATCATTGAGGGTTGCAGTGTAACTGTTGCCGCTACTGTCACTGAATGTCCACTTACCTCTTGTGGTTGTTGGCTCAGTGTTCAATCTGTTGTTTGCGCTGATATCTATCACTGCGCCATCACTCACGGATACTCCGTATTGGTTTGCTTCAACCATTACATTGATGAGCCTTGTATTGCCATCTTTTGCTTGTATCTTTAGAGTAAAGCTATTGGTATCTTTTGTATTGAAGCTATATTCCTGATTAGTTGATGGAGATACGGCAAGTGTGGTAACAAGAGTATTGTTATTTCTTATTGACACGCTTATCTTACCATCATCGGTATCAGTAGTACCCACAGCGGCATACTTGATGCTGCTATATTCATATTGTGCAATATCGAAATCCAGTGATGTTGCAGGGTCACTGATAATGTCACTTGAAGGACTGTCAAGCATTACACCTACCTTGTTCTCGCTCCTGTTGTAACAGAAATCGAATATCAGGCTGTTTGAATACATTGAGCTTTCATTGCCACTACTATCAGTAAATACTTGTTCAGCCACCATCTGTACTGTATGTATGGTGTTAGCCGTCAAGCCACTGATAGTGTATGTCAATGATACCTGTGTGCCACTATTGGCACTCTTTGCCGTATAGGTTGACACCTCGCTGCCATCTATGTACAAGTGCAAGGTTGCGTCATTGTTGCCTGTATAAATATATGGTATTGTAAGTGTCGTGCCTTCCAAATTAAGGAAACTGCCAAGATTGAAAGTGCTTGGGTATTCCAACAAGATTGTGGTTATCTGGAAAGCTCCCCTTGCAGTCCATTCCTTGTCTCCCTCATCTGTACTTAACGTTGATGTGGCAACAACGGTATAACTACCTTCTGTTAAGTCATCTGATGCGGGAATGGTGAAACTGCTGCTGCCGTATGCATTTGCCACTGTTGTCGAGTAAACAACAGTACCCTCACTGTTCTTTATGTCAAACTTGAGGTTTGCGCCTGTTCCCAGTTCACCACCATTATAATAATTACTGTAGGCGTAATTAACCTTGATGCTGTCACCTTTCTTCACATACTTGTTTGCAAAGGCGATAACAAGGTTTTGTGTATAACCAGTTGTCTCGCTGTCACCTGTGTTGAAAGTGACTGTCTTGCTCTCACCGTCACCTCCCCTCTTGAATGTCAGCGTAACATCATTGTTGCTCTTGCTTGCGCTGACATCCTGCAAGCTCTTCGCTATTTCCTGCTTGATGTAAGCCTGTACATCTGACAATAGCTTGCCATCCCAACTTTCTGAATATTCCATATACGTATATTTTATTTATTTATAAACTCAATGTAAATCAAAACCCAAAACTCAAAATCCAACATTACATTAGCTCCATGTCTCCTCGTCTTCCCATGTCAAGGCATCTTGCCAAAGTCCATCAAGGTCTCCACTGGAATCACCCCCGCTGCCTTTCATCCACACAAGGGTATCTCCATAGTAGATAGCCTTGCACTCTATGTCCCCATACTTCAACGTCATAGCTCAATCATCTTTTATAAAGTAAAACACATTCTCGTCATGGCTATCCATGGCATTATATTCAGCCGATGTAAGATAGACGCATTTTGCGTTGATTGCCTTGTATATACCACTGCTCTTCACTGCTCTCTCGCTGTTTTGGGTTACTTCACTGTCCATGGTAACAGTAACGTTCTTAACACTGCTGTCAACATACTTTGTCAACTTCTCAACCTGTGTTGTCAGTTGCTCAGTGGTAGCATAGGAAGAGAGGAGGGTGGTAAGGTCTATTGTTCCATCATCTGTGGTAACATTGATCGTTCCTACCTTTTTCCATCCATCTGCACTGCCTATGCTTGCAATATCCTTCAGTATGTAGATTGCACTTTCCTCTACCACCACAACAGGCATACCTATGTATGCAATACTGCTGCTTATTGTATAAAGGTCAGTTAGCGCATCAACAACCCCTCTTGTATCAAGTGGTTTGTTGCTGCTAACATCAAGATTACCTTTTAATGTTCCGTCTCCTAAATATTTAAATGCCATAATACACTACTTTTTAATCGTTATTGTAATCTTGTGCTTGCTTGCTGTGGTATAGCTGTCTGGTTTTGTCAGTGTAGCATAAGTAATACCGTTAATAAGCTCTGTACTACTTGTCCAATCAACATCCATGTAACCAAAACCCAAATCCACCTGCACACTTATGGCGCTTCCTGCACCTGGCACTTTTATGCTTGGTTGACCATCAAGGGTTGTCTCAATGGTCTTTTGCCCATTAAGCACTATCAAGCTGCTTTGCTTGGTATCATTGATATACCATGGGTAGGTGGAAGTAACGCTTACTGTCTTTGTCTTGCCTGTTACAGCAGGAACGGTAATGGTTTTCTTGTTCCCGTAATTGCTTGTAACCTCATAACTACCCTCTGGATAACTGTAGGCCATGGTATAAGTAATAGTATTGAAACCCTCAATGGTATAGCTACCGCTACTAATATCCACAGTTGTGTTGTTAACCTTGGCTGTAAGTGCCTTGGTTATTGTACCCACAGGGGTAATGTTGGCATTCCATACAGCAGTCATTGTCGGGTTAGTTATCGTTGTGCCACTTTCAACAGGGCTATCCAATGTCTGTAATCCAATGGTGTGTTGGTATTTTGGTGTCGGGTATATCTCACTGAACAAGGCTTTTTCCAATACCTCGGTAAAAGTCTTGCCTTTCAACTCACTGCACAGTGTACCTTTAGTGATATTCCCGACATCCGCCGTAGTCTCCATGCTATCATCAACTTCGGTGTCAAAGGTATTGCTGCCACTATCACCACTACCACTACCTTCTATAGTAATGTCGCCACTGCCAAGTATTGACTTCCCATTAATGGTTTTTACATTCGTACCACTAATCAGCTTATCCTGCTTATCGCCAACAGCGTCTTGCAAATCGTCCTTGGTGACATAATTGCTTGTGTCAACGTCAGAACCACTACCTTCTATAGTAATGTCACCACTGCCAAGTATTGACTTCCCATTAATGGTTTTTACATTCGTACCACTAATCAGCTTATCCTGCTTATCGCCAACAGCGTCTTGCAAATCGTCCTTGGTGACATAATTGCTTGTGTCAACGTCAGAACCACTACCTTCTATAGTAATGTCACCACTGCCAAGTATTGACTTCCCATTAATGGTTTTTACATTCGTACCACTAATCAGCTTATCCTGCTTATCGCCAACAGCGTCTTGCAAATCGTCCTTGGTGACATAATTGCTTGTGTCAACGTCAGAACCACTACCTTCTATAGTAATGTCACCACTGCCAAGGAGGCTTTCACCATTGACAGTCTTAATGTTAGTACCACTTACAAGATTGTCTTGCTTACTCTCAACGGTCTCTTTCAATTCCTCAAAATCAGTCTTTTTGGTGTAGTCGAGCAAGTCAATAGTAAAGGTGTCTCCCTTGCCTTGCAGGCTTAACAACCATTCGTCTTCCGTACCCGTAAAACCATGCTTCATTGCTATATCATAGGCAGAGGGGCTTGTAAATGTCACTTGGGCAGGGGATATATCTACCACGGCATTGTCCTTCCCCTCTTCGTATGGGTCGGCTTCCTCACTGCTCGCCACAAGTTCTATGACGTGCCATGCGTCGGCTACGCTCTGCCCCGTCTCACCTTTGCGAAGATACAGTATCACGTCGTAGCAACCCAAATCAAATTGCTGCAACGCTCCCCATGTCGCCACTATGGTATCTTCCTCAACCTTGTATGGCAGTACTATCGGGTAACGTGACTTTGGCGGTTTTTGGTTGAGACAGTGAGGCATTGGCAGCTCTTTAGCCATAACCATGCCGTATTGTCTCTCCTCATGAGGTCTTAGCCCTGCATACATATCAATCTCTTCTTTCTCGATCTCGATGGTATAGCCTTCCGATATGGCGGAATCCCCAACATAGCCACTATTGGCTATTGTGCGGCTTTTCACCTTGCTCGGTCTTACCTCCACGGTGAATGGTAGTTCGCCGTAGTTCACATTGTCACTACTGGTCAGATTCCACTCTATGCGAATGTCGTTTCCTATTCTTATTCTTCTCATTTCTCTTATTTTTTTTCTGCTGCAAAGATAACCTAATATAATAATGTTATAGGTATATCTTCGCAAAAGAACCGCAAATAAACAAAAAAGACCGCACTACAAATCACTTGTAATGCGACCCAAAAGAAGTGCTCTTTGAACGTTTATATGATTTTACTCTTCAACTATCACGGTTAGGCTCTCGCCGTCACGCATGGAGCGTACGCGCGCATTGATGATGGTCAGTATCTCCTTGCGGGCTTGGTCGCAGATGGTCTGCTGCTCCGCTGCCCTTGCAGGCACGGTATATCTGAACCACTCGAGCATTGCCGTGCCCACGATGTACTTGTGTATCATCTTGCCCAGCGATAGGTTTCCTGCAAGGTTGTAGTTGAGCGGCATCATGAGCACAATCGTGATGTTCTCCTCCTTGAAGATGTAGTTGTCGCTGCTGTGGCTCTTGCTCCACACGTATTCGCGGCACATCGTTATCACCTCAGCCAAACCTTGGGTCAAGGCTCGACGAAGCATGTTCATGTCCTCGTCTGAAAGGGTCAGCTCGTGCTCCACCTTGTCCGCCTGTGTCTCGTCCTGCACGCCCAACTTGGTCAGTCGTGTCATTCTGTATGCCTTGTCCTGTACGTCCTTGTCTATGGACTGCCAGTCAAGCAGTACGTTAATTCTGTGCTTTTTCATTGCTTACTTGTTTTTATCATTGTTGTTTACTCGATGCCAGCCCCAAGTTCTCCAGGCATAGACTGTCGAGAACTTGGGACAGCGTGACATTGCCGTATGTTGACAAGACGAGGCTAGCCGTCTTGCATATCACCGCCCTGTAGATGTCCTGCTCGATCTCGTAACTGGTCTCGCAGTGCTCCGTGCGGTTGACATAGGAGAGTTCTGCCGTTACAATCGTGCTGTCGCATGAGAAGAACTCTATCGTGCTGTCGCCTGTAGAGGAGTCTACGGAAAAGGCTATCACCGGTCTTGACGGATTGCCCCTCACTCCTCCCCACTTGGAGAACTGTTGGCGATACTCGGTCGATGATGGAGATATAGCCTGCGACACTCCATAAGCCCAGTCGCTCATCTTGAAGAGTGCCAGCCGCAAGAAATCCTCGGGCAGGAGCACCTTGCCGATATATAGGGACTGGTTAAGCCAACTGACCGTGGGCGCAACCCTCGTCAGCTCCAACTTATGTAGCGGAGCAATCATGCGCACAGAGTTGATGCCGTCGGCAATCTTCGACTTGATGATGTCATCCATCTCCAGCGTGGCAGGGTCAAAGGTGTTGCCTTCGCTGTCGGTGAACGCTGTGGTAACCTCGTTCTCGTCGATGGCTATGCGCACGTCCTTGGCTATGTTGTCCACGCTGAATGCTGACATGGCTTATTTCTCCTCGGTGTAGTTCTTCTTGTCGCCAATCTTCATTCTTATGCCGTGACGGGTGGCTGCATCAAGCACGTCCTGTATCGAGCGCAAATTCGATGCGTCCTCGTCATTGCAATTGGCTATAACGTACGCCTTGCCGTCGGCGTAGGTTGAGAAATTCTTCACGTCCGAAGTGTCAGCGTCCGTATCGGGATTTATTACCTCCTTCTGCTCGGTCGTGGCGGTTGACTTCTTTGTCGCTACCTTCTTTGTGGCAGCTTGGGCGGTTGCGTCCTTTGCCGCAATCTCCTTGCTCTCCAACAGTGTGATACGACCTCCGCGGAAGTATTCACTGTGTTCGATTATCGCCTGCACTACAGGGGATTGCGTGGTGTACTTGGCGGGGGTCACACCATACTCCGTCTGTGTGCCGCCAGTGAAAGGTACGTGCAGGAGTGTCTTGCCCACGGCAATCTGGCACTGCCACTCCATCAGCCCTTTCGCTCCATAAGTCTTTCTTATCATAAATGTGTCTCCTTATTGTTTAAGTTAAGGGTGAAGAGGTCGAGCTATCGGCAATCTCCGCTCTTTCGCCCTTCACTCCTTGTTTTAACTGCTTATGCGTAGATTTCGCCAGAATACTCCGACCAAGCCTTGCCGTCGTACTGCCACATCTCGCCTGCCTTTGCGCTATCGCCGATGCCTGCACAGTCGGCGAGCAGGTAGTAAACAGGACTCTTAGTGCCTGCGGTTACGGTTGGAGCCTCGTCGCTCTCCCACATTACGAACTCCGTGCCGTTGCCTGATGTGGTCTCACTCTCACCGTCAATCCAAATGTGGCATGAGCCTTTCAGTCCAAGACCGTCCCAAACGAGCAGACCGCTGCGGCTAGCCTCCTCTTCCTCTACCTTCTCGTTGAACGAGCTTTCGTTGCTGTAGACGTAGTGGACGAGTCTGTTCTCGCCAATCAAAGCACCGCTGTTACTCCATCCAAGGCGGTCGAGCGTTGGCTCTCTCTTGATTTGGATGTCGCCGAACACGGTGTGGAAGTTGGTGACAGTCCAGCCTACGGGGTTCGTCTTTGTGCTGATCTGAATTTCGGGGTGCTTCGAGTAGTCGATACACTGGATTTGCTCCAACAAGTTCTTGCCTGCCAACATGATGGCGGTCTTTGGAACGTCCTCGCCAGTGAAGAACATCTTCGCTAGGGCGATAATCTGCTCAACAGTCCACTTGCCGCTGTGCTGCAACTCCTTCTTGAACTGCCAACGGACACCCTCGGTGGTGTAGACGTACTGTGGACCCAGTTTGGTGTCCACCTTGAACTTGCTTGCGCGGCTCGCCCACAACGTGCGGTTGCTCTTCACCTTGAAGTTGGTGATAGCCTGCTCCGCAATGAGTGCCTTGCTGAACGGAATGGCTTTCTTCTGCGCCTCGAAGTAGTCGCTCACAATCTGGTTCATGCCTCTCTTCTGGAGGTAGATGGTTGTAGGACGTGGTACGATGAGGTCGGGGTCAACGACCTTCTGTGTCTCGTAGAGTGCGTTTGTCAAGATGATGATTTGCGTTCCCGATGGGATGGCTGGCACGCGGCAATACTCGTCGCTCGCCTCGTCCTTGATGCCGTTGCAGGCAATCACGATAGGGTTGCCAGTTGTGGCGTTGAAGCCTGTGACGAACAGCATGAGGTCTTTACCAGGTGTGGTAGTCTGACCGTCCTTGGCGTAGCCGTCAACGCCCTTTACCAACAGAGTGGTGTATGGACGTGGTATCTTCTGGTCTTTCTTGCCCAGAGGTAGCTCTGCCTGATAGGCTGTTGACTCCGCCAATTCCGCCGTGGTAGTAATCATGTAGCGTGGCTCGTCAATCATGTAGTGCTCAACTTCTGGACTGTTGACAGAGACGCGCTTAGCCTTGAGCATGAGGTTCATGAGCGGGGTGTCGTCACTGTTAAACTTAAAAAGTTCCTCGTCGATGTCTGTCTGGACAAAGTTACCTGCGGCTAGACCGCCAGTGGCTTCCGCTGCGCCGGTGACGGTCGTTGCTTGTCCTGGTACTTGTGTTTGCAGACCTGTAGAGCCGTTGGTGGTCTCTACTGCTGCGGAATTCAATGTAACTTCTTTAGTTGCCATAATATACTCTCCTTGTTTGTTAAAAATTTATTTTATACCTTTAATTATATTAATTGTCCTTTTAGCGTGCGGCTTTTGCCAAGTCGAAGATGTTACCCGGTCGCTGAGAGCGGTTCGGCTTTGCGCCTCCCTGTATGTTGGGGATGCCGTCGCTCTTGCTCTTGCGTAGCTGCTCCTTGATTTTTGCGTTCTTGCCTGCCGCCGTGCCGTTTTCCTCCGCTGCCGCTACGTCCTTGTCGTAGTTCATGCCTTTCCATGCGAAGTCAAGCAACTCAGGTGTCACCTTGCCTTGTATCAGCCCTTGGAACTGTTGGATGATAAAGTCACGTACTGCGTCCTGCTGCTCGGGTGTCGCCTTGTGCTGCTTGCCCCAGTCCTCGACGAGTTTCTGGCTGGCTTCAAGGTTCTTCTCGAACTCCTCTTCAAGCCTCTCGCCCTCCTTGATTTTCTCAGCGTGTGCGTCGAGTGCCTCGGCGAATGCCTTCACGTTCTCCTCGCTAGGGTCGTCGATGGCATCCTTGAATGTCTTGCCGAAATGTCGGATAAGACTCTCGCCGATGTTCTTTCCGTCAAGGAGGTCATTCATGAAATATGCCGACTGAGGGTTCTCGAGGAACATATTGTTCAGCTTGTCGTTGCTCGAACGTAGGTCGTCGAGTTCGTCGTAGTCCTTGCCCACTGCATCGTAGTACGTCTCCTCATCATCCATGTTCACGTCGGGATGCCCCTTGGCGAAACGCTCACGGAAACCGTCGCGCTTACCCTTCTTGGGTGGCTCTTGCGCCTGCTCAATTTTCTTTTCTTCGTTCTCTCCCATCTCTTTTTATTTTAATAATGTATTAATGAAATTTGCGCCAAAATTATTGGTAATTTTCCATTTTGTAGGCATATCTTCGCAAAAGTCGAGGTTTTTTAGTAAATTTGCGCCAAAATTATTGGTAATTTTCCATTTTGTAGGCATATCTTCGCAAAAGTCGAGGTTTTTTAGTAAATTTGCGCCAAAATTATTGGTAATTTTCCATTTTGTAGGCATATCTTCGCAAAAGCCGAGGTTTTTTAGTAAATTTGCACTTGGTTTTTCATAAAAATATTATTGCTACAAAAGGATGAGGCACAAAGGGGACGAGAACGAATTCAAGCGACAGCAAGACCGTGAGGTAATGGATGCATACCGCCGCATATTCAGTATGTATGGCGGTAAGGTCTCCGTGCGCGGTCTCTACGAACTGGTCGCCTTTTCCCCTACCTCGCATTTCTTCGTCAGCGAAGGTCGGGCATTGGCCGTTATCGGAATGATGAGGAACGGAAAGCAGCTGCCACAGATGCGCGAGGGAAGGATGAAGATGTACTTCGAGATATACCAACGCACACGTGACGTTATGATGGACAATCCTAGAATGTCGTTGGCTGATGCGGTGACGAAGGTGCTGAACATGCCTGCCCCCGAAATGTACCTCTCGGCTCGACAAGTGTCAGCGATAATAACCAAGGAGAAGAAGTTATGTTTCGAGAAAAAAAGACAAAGGCTTTTGCGCTCGTCCTAGCCTTGGCGATTAATGCGCTCGTGTTCGTCGATGTCAGCTCCAAGGACGTTGGCATCTATTTCGGTTGTCCTCCAGCAAACCGCCTATACTATCAATTCTTCCATGCAGGGATATTGCATTGCTGGTTTAACCTCTGGTGCTTCCTCTACTGCGTATTCTGTGCAAGGGTATCATTCCCCATGCTAGTTTCCTCGTTCGGGATTGCAGCCTGCGCCCCTGCCTTCGGAACTATCCCCACCATAGGGTTGTCGGGGGAGTGTTATGCCCTGTTGGGGCTTGTAATGTCCCAGTCGCCAAACAAGGTGCGCTACAATATAATAATAGGTATGAGTTGGCTCATTACAGCCTTGCTCATACCCAATGCCGCTAACGCCGTGCATCTGTATTGCTACATTGCAGCCGTAGCGTCGTATATGGTAATGCAATACAAAGTGCCTCCTTAATAGAAGTGAGGTGTTATCCTCACCCTCTTGGTGCGATAGGGAATTGAGAGAACTTGCGTTATATCTTTCCTTGCGTCGAGGGCTTTCTGCTCCCATACCTGCCACTGGCTATCGGGCATCGTGGTAGCGAGCCATTCAGAGAATGCCTTATAAACAATGTAGTCGTGGATAAGCCTGTCAAGGTACAGCACCTGCGTCTCGCTGCGCTCGCGATCGAAGTCGAGCACGATAACGTAAGCCTCCACGTCCTGCACGCTGTTGTCGTGGTACACGCTCTTTATCGGGGTCTTGGCGAATGGGTAGAGTATGTTCATGCACTCGAAAGCCAGTCGGGCGATGATGCCCAGAATGGTCTCCCTGTTGCCGTCGTCAACGATGTCTCTCGTGTCGTGAACGTCACACTCTCCCTGCGATAGGTTCTGTGCCGCATTCGCCGCAAGCGTGCATCGGGTGTTCATCTCGGCAAATATTTCCGATGTCAGTATCTTTATCTCTGCCCTTTTCATTCCTCGTCCTCCTCTGTCTTTTCGGTGTTGCCTGTAAGGAACTCCATCATCTTGCCCGTTACCTCGTTCTGCACGTCCACCTTGCCCTCGAAGTGCTTGGGACGGACATACTGGAGTACGCTGACGTAAATGGTAAAGAAGTCCTTGCCGTGGACTTGCGCCAACTCCTTGGCTACCCTCTCGTCTTCCTCCATGAGTTCGACGAGCCTCTTCACCTTGTCCACGCCCATCTGCGTAATCTTGTTTGGCGTGCCTTTCTTCCTGCCCCCTGTCTTGGGAGTGCCTTTCTTTCTTCCTCTCGTCTCCATTTCGTTATGCCGTTAATTGTTGTTGTTCTTGCTCCTGTGGCTGCTGTGTGCCCTGCGCCGCCAGCTGCTGCATCGCCAAATGCTGCTGCCCCATGGCTTGCTGCTGTGCCTGCTGTTGTTCCGCCTGCACTGCCGCAAGCAGCTTTTTCCCCTTCGGGAAGTCGCCGACTTCGAGCATCGTGTTGAGCGAGCATTGACCTGCCTGCCATATCTTCATGATGAAGTCGTTTGCCAACTGAGCGTAGAGTGGCGATGCCTGTCCCTCGCTGATGTTCACGTCGAACTCGATGTCCTTTACCTTTGATGGGTTGAACGTTACCTTTGAGCCATCCACGCCCACGATGTTCACTATTCGGTCGGTGTCGTAGAACTGCTGAATGTTCTTGCAGTCCTTCAATGCTCCAGCCTTGATGAAAGCGTCGAACGAGAGGAGCGCACCTTGCAGCGAGGTCGCTGCGTTCTGCGCCTGTTGCGCATAGTACGTGCCGCTGATGTCGCCCATGTCCTTTCCTTGCAGGGCTGCGTTCGCTCCTGTGAGGTCGTCGAAGAAACCCTTTTCCAATTGGATGAGGTCTGTTATGCCTACGTTCTGCGTGGCGTTGGTAATCTGCCGCGGCAACTCTACGCCCTCCTTTTGGTGGTACACGAGCACGCCGCCTGGCTTTGCCCATACGTCGGCGATGTCCTCTGCCCGCAATCCCGATGCTTCCAATATTTGGTCGGGCACTGTGAGCAATCCCTTTGCTCCGTTCCTCAACAAGAAGTCGTTAAGGTTGACGAGCCTGTTGATGCTCCTCTGTGCGTCTATGGCGTCGGCCACGAACGAATGTATCTCTGCGTTGATGAATGGGTAGAAGCGGAAGACGAACGGATGCGAGCCGTGCTCGTATGGTGTCTCGCCCTCCTGCAATACTTGCCCTGTGGGAGCGTAGAAGCGGAAGTACCAGTAGTTGTCGACGAACCACTCAGCCGTTATCAGCTTGGTCTCAATCTCTTCATCGGCAACTCCCATAGCCCTTGCCTCCTGCCTGCGCTGCTCGTTCACGTCGTCCACAAGCTCTTTCTTGTCCTTTACCTCGCACTTGAAGAGGTCGCCGTTAAGATGGTCGATGCAATGGTAGCGTGGCTTGCGCTCCTTGTTCCAAACCTCGATAACCCTGCACGCCCCCACGGTCTCTGGCATGAGGAACGAGACGGAGGGACGTTGGGAAGAGCCGAACTGACGTACGTTCTCGGTGAGATAGTTCTTGTCGCTTGCGTAGTGGTATATCTGTCTGAGGCGGTCGATGTCCTTCTGCGACTTGGAAAAAGCCTGCAACAGGTCGCCCCACGACATGTCGTGTATCTCGCCAACCAAGGTACAGTCCCAACCTCGGTTATCCCTCATGTTGGTATCCACGAAAAAGTAGTCGGGCTGCACCGCCGTAGTCCAGCAGTCTATGCGGTCGTCCTGCCAGCCATAGCTCTTCCTGCATCCTGCGAAGCCGCTGACGAGGAACTCCTCGAAGAGGTCTGCGTTGAAGGTGTCCGCCTCGTTGATGTCCTCGACGTAGTTAAGCAATTCGGAAAGGCAGTCAACCATTGGTTGCTCGTCCTTATCCCTCGCCGTGCATATAGGCTCGGCGTTTTGCTTGATGTACAAGCCCTTGACGGTGTTCACCAACTTTCTAATCATGTTGTTGGTAATGGCTATGCCGCCATTGCGCATGATTATGTCACGCTCCCTCACCTGCCTGCCGTACTCGTCCTTAACGGGGTCGTTCCACTGGTCGCCATAGGTATAGTCCATGTTGCGCCTGCGGTCTTTCCTAAACTTGCGTAGGTTTTCCCAACAGTGCTGCGCCTGCATCAGCACCCCATAGGCGTGGGGGTCGAGTCCGTTGTCGTTCTGTAAGTATGCCATTGTCGTGTATTTCTTTATATAGTATGCAAAAATAAAAAATTATTTCCGAATTACAAACATATCTTCGCAAAATGTGCCGATTTAGAACCGAACGGTTACCGTCCTCTTCATGTTCTTGTCGATAAGCCTCGGCAAGGGCATCTTGCGGAAACATATCCACAAGCCTATCGCCCTCGTCATTAGGAGGTCGTCGTGATTGTCGGGCCCGGGTGTCGCTTGGTACACTCCATCGGCAAGCTCGTACATCAAGTACTCGTTGAGGCATTGCTCGTCTCGCTCGACATACAGGTGCTCCCTCACCACCTCAATCAAGTGCGATATTATCTCTGGCTTGGTCTTCGTGTTGGTGTGGAAGCCGTATTTCACCTGCTTGCCCTCACGCACGTTGTCGCTCTCGCCCGAAGGTCTCGCGTAGAGGTTTTCGTACACCTCCTTTATCTGGTTGAGGATAAACGTCGATTGGTCGCCGTCTACGTTGCGCTCCTTGTCCTTCGTCTCCAAGGTGTTGCTCTCGATAACCAACAGGGCGTTGTCGTAGTAGGCGGCAACCTGCATCGCTTTCCATGCGAGCAAGTCGTGATCGATGTGCCCTCGCCACTGCGCCACAATTACGGGTCGCCCTCCGTCCTTCATCTCGAAGCGGTCTAGTACACTGATAACGCTCCAGTCCGCCTTGCGCGAACGTCCGCCAATATCCACCGTGACGAGGTATCTGTCGGCTACCTTTTGGTCGGGGAATATCTCTGGGTACTCCCATATCCACACAAGCCCTTGGTGGTCTTCCACGAAACGTAGGTGCTGGAGAGCCTCCGCTCCATTGATGTTGTCGCCAACGACATCGCCAACGACCCTTGGCGGTCTGCAATCAGCCTTTAACTCGTCCACTTGGTACTTGTCGAACACCGACGCCCCGCTGTGGGTGAATGCCTCTACATCGTCCGTGGGGTACTCGGATGCCATGTGTCCGTGGTCGCGGTATTTCTTGCGCTCCTCCACGTACCAGTGGATGCCTTCGAGCGTTGCACCTTTCTCCCATAGCCAATAGAGGTACTTGCCCGGCTCTTCGCGGTCGCTCATCACGTTCTCGTTGTTGCGGTTTTCGTAGAGCCATTGGGCGAATGCCTTGCGCTCCTCGCCGTCCTTGAAGTCCAGCCAATAGCGGTCGGGAATGTCGTACCACGGAATGAAGATGCCCTTGAACTGCGACTTGCCTTCCTTTGCCGCCTGCCACTCACGGTGGAAGAAATTGCCCGTGCCCTTGGCGGTGCTCTCGTACACCACCATCGTAAAGGGGTCTAAGCCCATGCCTCCCGTGGCTGCGTCCACGACATCCTCGGGCGACTTGCCCTCGGTCTTCTTCCATACCCCAACCTCGGAACAGTGGACTAGGTTGTAGTCGCCGCCACGGCACGATTCGGGTCGCTCCATAGAGCCGATGGTTATCTTGCATTTCCTCTGCGGCACGGAATGGATATTCTGCACGCTGCCCACTCCTGCCCACTTGGTCTCGCTCGGCGAGAAACTTTCGCCCATACCGTGGAGCAACCTCGTGGGGTATGCGCTTATCGCTACCTTGAACATCTCGGTAATGATGGTTGCGGTGGAAAGGTCTTGGGCTATCACCAGTGAGTTCAAGCCTATCTTGTGGACTAACTGCAACCATGCCATGAAGAGCTGTACGCACGTAGAGCCTCCCCACTGCCTTGCCTTTAGGATGATAAGGCGGATAGGCTCAAGGAATATCTTCAAGTTCTCGAAGCCTTGCTCAACGAGTTTCCTCTGCGAGGGTCGTAGGCGGAAGGGTATGTCGTTGCCTCCTCCCTTTGGCTTTATCCTGCCGAAGACGTAAGCCCAGAAAGGGAAATCGTACCTTATGCGCACTCTTATGTAGGTCTCGATGATGGTCGCCCGATTGTCCTTGGTGTCGTCGATGCGGTTCTTCCGCATGAAGTTCTTCAGCGTCTTGGCTTTCCTAAGCTCCTTTATCAGTGGCTCGCCCATCATCTCCTTGGGCAAATACATGGTGGGCGTGGGAAAGTCCTTGATGGTGACTTTCTCGCGCCCACCTGTGGAGTTCAGCCCTGTCAGTGGGTCGAAAGGCGCGAATGCCGCTGCCGCCCTCCGTGCGTTTTCCTTAAGTATGTCGGTTATCTCCTCGCTCTGCATATCCATGCAAAATTACTGCCTTTCGGAAAAATCGTCGGTTTATCTTCGCAAAAAGATTGGAAAATGTTTGGAAGTTTCGTTTGTTTGCACTATTTTTGCACCCGAATAGCAAATACTATTGAACAGTTAGCGTTAAAGACAGACAGATATGAACGACGAGACAGAGAGCAGAAAAGAGCGGAAGGAGAAGAACAAGGTGCGGCGAGAAAAACTTGCCGGGTACTTCTTCGATATATCAAAGTTATCCTTTACGGGCTTGGTGGTGGGAGTTTTACTACCACTAATTTCGAACTCGCAAGATATTAGCATTTGGATTGCTGCCGTTATGGGTCTTCTATTGACTATTTCGGCTGCGCTATTGGCAAATAACATTTTAAAATAAAAGACTATGAACGTACTATCATTTGTATTTGGAGTAAGTTTCCTTATAGTAGGGGGACTTTACCTTTGGACTTGCACAAGGTCGGGCAAGAAGTGGCTGCAAAGTTTGCAGTAGATAAATATAAGCGTATGGATGCAGCACTTTTTATTACATTGATGATTGCTGTGTGGCTATCTCTATTTGGATTTACACAGAATCTCCCGCAGGGAAGAAGTGGATTAACGAAATGTAATGCGATGGATACAGTAGTTAACTTAACTCCTAAAGATAGTTTGGTCGATGAGGTTTGGGGAGTAAAGGGTACTCCAAGAAGGGACGAAATGGAGGCTCGTCTGAAAGAAGAAGTAGAATCTTCTATGAGTGAAGAGCCTGCAAGCATTGCTAATGGCAGTTTCAGAAGGTCACGTGCTGCACGTAAGTTGGAACTTGCATAGCAAAAAAAATCGAGAAAAGGCTTTCTTGCAATTCCTGTAATTATTTCGGGAAAAGCAAGAAAGCCTTTTTAACTACTCTTCGCTCATTGCGTCCAACTCTTGAACCATCTGCTCCTTCAACTGGTTGCTCTCGGCTTTCAGTCGCTCTCGCTCCATCTTGTCGCCTCCGTAGTTGTCGATGTCCTTGATTTGCTTCTCGATGCGGTCTAAGTCCTTGCGCTTCTTGTACTCGTCGATTATCTGCATCCTCCTGCCCTCGGGGGTGTTGAGGAAGTTGGTGAGCTTGGGCACGAACTCGTCCACTCCGTGACGTGTCTCGCGGCGGTAGCCGTCGAAGCGGTCTTTGGTCACTCGGTACTCCCTCATGTAGTCGTAGTACCTGCTGCCCTGCCCCTTGCTGCTCGGGTTGCCGCTCTTGCTGTCGCGTAGGTTTCGGGAAACGAACGGGAGGTTGCGGATGTCCTTCATGTCCTCGTCACCCATCACCCAACCCATGCACGACTTGTATATCTTGTTGGGGAAAATGAACATTCCTCCGAAGTAGCTATTAAGAATATGCTCTATTGAGCCAGGATTGAGATACTTGCCCAATTGGGAACGGTCAAGCCCTCGCTCTACCCAACCCTTGGTGTACTTGTCGCCGCCTGTGGCATTGTTTAGCATCTCCATGGACTTGATAATCCATTTCGACGTGCCTGCATAGCACTTGGTGTATTCGGGCGCATTCTTGTTGAAACTGTTATCGCTGTATATCTGCTTGCCTTGGAAGTCGCTGTTCTGCCAAATCTCCACGAATGGGCGAACCATGCTCGGAGAGACGTTCTGTTCGGGTGTGCCGCTCATGAACGACATTGGCAAGAGGTCGCTCAGTTGGGATATGGTCTCTATGGCTACCTCGTCCTTGTCAACCATGTCGTTCTGCATTTCCCAGAGCATCTCGCCCAGTGCGTAGCTTACTCGTATCTCGTAGGACAATGGGATGGTGACGAACTTTGTGCCGCCGGCTGGTATGCAGATGTTCGTCCTGCGTACCCACTTTGGCAAGTCCTTGTATGCTGCCGTGGTATCGTCATCGTCTCCGTCGCCGCCCATCAGCATCCCTGCTATGGTAGCCATTCCGAAGCCCAGCAATGCAGGTGCTCCCAAAAGGAACGCCGTGCTCCTCACTGGGTGGGTCTTGAATGCCCTGCCTGCCTTTGCCAGTCCTTGGATTGACGGATTGACGAAGATGAAGTAACGGCGTAGGTTGCGGAAGAACTTGTACCATCCGCCATCGCCCTTCATGCCGTCAGCCCCTCGGGTGTTGAAGTTGAGCGATATTTCCTTCGCGTTCTTCACGGACTCGAACACGCTCCTGCCCTGCTCCCTCGATGTCACGTAGGTGGCAAATCGGGTTGCGTCCTCGAATACCCTGTTAGCTCGCTCCACCCATCCCGAAAGGATATTCTCGGCTTCCCTTGGCGAAATGGGTGCGTTAATCTTCTTCACGTTGCGCTTGATGAGCTTCTTGTAGTCGTTTATGGTGAGCATGCTGGTGTAACCAGTCTCGCCTCCGTTGAAGAGGAACTCCTTCATGTAGGTCTCGTACTTGCTGTTGGGGTCTGCCTTGCCCGACATCACCTTATTAATAATATGGTTGAGGTACAATCCGTTAGTAAGAGGGTTGAAGACCGCAATATTCTTCGCCCACCCTAGTTGGTAGGCTACTGGCTCTGTTGCCGCCACGATGCTTGCGGCAAAGCCTGCGTCACGCTCGTAGTTGCTTACCACGAACTCTGGGTTCAGCGAGGTATAGACGCTTGACAGGTGTCGCTTTACCTTCTCTATGATGCTGTTCTCGTCGTCCTCGATGCGCAATTCTCCGTTGATGGATTGCGCCGCCCTTGGGTTGCCGTTGACGAATATGCTGTACTCTTTGCCGCCTATGGTGACGTTCACTCGGTGCTGCTGCGCCTGCGGCTTGGTCGTGTGGTACGTCAGCTGCAACCCCTTGCGGGAGTCGCGAGCATTGCCAGCATCCTTTAGGTCGCGCATACGCTTCTCGAAGTCCTTCAGTTCTTGATCAACCTCGTCGGCTGTCATGCCCTCGGTGAGGTTGGGGTAAACCCTTTCCCAAATAGGAGCGTCTGCCGTGCCCATGTTCTGATACCATTGGCGACGGACGGTGAGGAGTGCGCTGTCGTGGTTCATGGCAAGCTCGTAGAGGCTGCGCTTCGCCCAGTTGCGGTTGCCTTGCAGTATTGCGTCCTGCCCCATCGTGCCTATCGTTGCCAGTGGGTTCTTGGCTAACGTGGTGCGTCCGTTGGCGTGCTGCAATATGCGCCCTCCGTTGCCTGCCGTTCCCTTGTAGTGGTAGCGGTCGGCTGCGTTATCGTTCTCCCAACCCCTCAAAGGTATGTAGTAGTCGAACATTCCCTTGGCGCTCTCGTAGTAGTCGCGCGAGCACAAGCCCGACTCGTAAGTCTTGCGTAGCGTCTCCTTGGTGGCTGCGTTGATTTTATCCCAAAGGTCGTCAACCGCTCCGCCTCCGTTGAAGTCGCTCTCGAACCGGTCTGCGTAGTCCTGCGCCAACTGCTCGTAGTCCTCGCCCACGTTGCGGGGGTCGAATAGTTCCTTCAAGCCCGAATAGTCACGTTGGCGGAAATCGTCGAGCGTCTTGGTGGTGTTGGGGTGTGCCTGCACGTAGTCGTCGTAGTCTCGCTGCGCTAACACCTTGTTACGCTCCAGTCCGTGCTTAGCCACGATGTACTTCAAGATGTTGCTCGGCGCATTGATGATGTCCGCTCCCTCGTCGGTGTATTTCGCTCCCAGCTTGACGAGGTTTCGGCAAGCTTTCTGTATCGGCTCGAAGAAGTTCTTGGTGTAGTACTCCTCCTGCGCCTTGTTCATCGATGATAGGTGGTTGAAGTGCCCCCAAACGTCCTCTGCCTCCTCAATCTTCTTGCCCGTCTCCTTGGCAATTGTATCCTGCAGTTTGGTGACGCTGAGCATTCCGTCCACTCCTGCCTCAGAGAACTTGAACTTCAGCCCGCTCGTAGCCTTGTCGTAAACGTCTCGCCACTGCCTGCGCTCGTCGTCGTCAATCTGGCGGAAACGAACATTTTCGTCATTTTCTTGCAAATTTTCTTCGGAAATGCTTGGATTGTCGAAATTTTCTATTACCTTTGCAGCAGAAATGAGCTCTTGATTGCTTGAGGCTTCCGAGATACTGCTCTCGGAGAGGTGCAAATTATCGGAGCTTTGAGAATTAAGCTCAGAGTTTGCTGCTGTTGCCGCGATTGGTGCGGATTGATGGAACAGGAACTCTTGAGCTTTTTCTTTGTTTATATAGGTCGCATAGCCTTTGTTTATCCAATCAATCACACTGTTGCCGCTCTTACCAAAGACGGATGACACGATATTGAAATCAATGTCGCCGTCTTTTCCCAAGTCTATCGTTACAAGGAAATTCCCCTGTGATGTTTTTAATTCTGTCAACACAGAGCGATTGCCGTCTTTTTGATAGTTGTTGAATACAGCTATCGGGTCTGCTACAGCTTGCGGCAAGTCTTTCAGCTCTTCAAGTGTAAAGCCGTGCTTGCGCATCTTCTTCATCACTTTATTACCATACAGTTTCATCGGCTTATCTTCAACGCCAGCAGCTCTTAATATTGCGGACGGACGACCAAGTCGTAAAGCGGTGTTGTCGGCATTCTCTTCCGTCAGCCCTGCAAGCTCTTCATTAAACCGTCTGTTCACAGCTTCAATGTCTGACAATGGCTCTGCCGCCAATTCTTCACCCTCCACTCTTCTCTCTTCGCTCTTACGGTAGTTGCCAACACTCAGTTTGTCCTGCATCACCACGTCTCGGGCTGTGCTTATTGGGTTGCGGTAGCGTGAAGGCTCTTTCAAGTTCTCATAACTCCGCCAAAGGATATAGCGAAGCTCGTTGTCAGAGAGGTCTTTTTCCGTTTCCAAGCCCTCAAAGCCCAACTTGTGAAGCATATCCAAGAACCAACTCTTTATCTTCTGCCACCATGAAGCGTTCATGTTCTCAAAATTGGTGTTTTCCGCAAGACCTGCAAGATACTCCTCGGTTGCCGTGCGGAAATCCCAGTTGTGCTTCTTTGCCATCTCCACAATTCTCTTGCGTATGCTCTCATCGGCGTTGCGGAACACATTGTCCAAGAAAGTGTCAAAGCGGTCACCGAACAACTTGCGAAGCCCATAGTGGGCTACTGCCTCATGGAGCATGGTCTGTTCGATGTCGGCAACACTCACATGATTAGGCACAACGATGGTTATCTTGCCTGTCTTGCGGTCATACCAACCCTTTGCCTTGCGGTCTTTGGGATTGTCAAGACTGTTAAGGTCGTTCACGATTTCCACTTCATTGGAAATGCCAAGTGTCTTTGCAAGGCTTTCTACCTTTCCCTGCATACGTTGACGCTCCCTTGCGGCAAACTCTTTCTTTTGCCGTGCGGAACGATACGAACCGCCAAGTGCTTTCGCCAATGGGCCATTCTCGTAGGATATGCGCTCATCGGTTACCTCGCTATCGGCTTCTCTTCTGCGTTGCTCTATCTCTTTGTTTAGTGAGTCAATGGTCGTGTCGTCCACTGCACCAACTTCGCGTTTTTGAGGTTCTTTCCCTGCCTTTCTTACGAGTTCGTCAACTTCGCTCGGTTTCAGCACTCGTCTTACACGCATTGCGCCTGTGATTATCCACGGGTCGGTTTCGGGGTTTGGGTTTGTGCGGTACTTATAACTGCCGTCTTTGGGCAGATAGGGCAGTCCTGCAAGCGAATGTTGATACTTGCCATTGGCATTTACGCCTGCATCGTGGGCTTCCTGTTGGTAGTCCACATCGTCAGCATACTCAACCTCTGCCCAAACAAAATCTTTCGGGAAGAGTTCTTTCTCGCCAGTGTCGGGATTTCTTCTGTTGAATTGCAGTGCATACGGTATCTCTCCCAAATGCCAACCGGGACGATAAGCCAAAGCACCGCTTCCGCCTTGTGTGCCTTTGCCTCCCGCTTTCACTTGGTTGCGCCCTGTCTTGGTCTGGCCAATTATCGGTGCAGCGTCGGCATCAAGCCATACGCCTACAGGCGTTTCCTCTCCGTTGGGATTGGCTACCATTGGAGGATATAATTTGCCATTCTTCAAGAAGAAAACCTTGTAACCTATGCCTGTCTTTCTTGGTGCTTCTTCCTCACGGATGCGATATAGTACGCTTTCATCGTCGGTGCGGTACAGTTTTTCGCTGTTGCTATCGTTTATGACACGGAACTGCACGCGTTCGTCATCCTTGACCGCTTCTGTCAAAGCCCGACGGCGGTCTCCTGCTTTCGTCTTGTCATACTCCACAATCTGCAATCCTGCGCCCTCAAGAGCCTCACGCAAATCAGGCGCGATGTCGTTCGGTACAACGGCTTTGACAAACTCGTTCAAGTAAACGGGACGCTCAAACTTCGTCTCGAAATAAGCGGCGGGACGCTCATCGCGTATGGCTTTCACCATCGCA